TTGGAAGAGAAAAAATTATGGACATTCGTGAAGTCATTGATGACAAGAGTGTAGAAAAATTGATTGGCAATGATAATGGTGAAGAAGACGGAAGCGAAACCTAAACGGAAAAGAAGAACAAAGGCAGAAATGGAAGCCGCCCGAGCGGCCGAGTCTCAATCCTCAAAACCAAAACAAAAGAGGAAGCGCAGAACTAAAGCAGAGATGGAGGCCGCTCGGGCAGCATCATTACCACCAGAACCCAAGTGGTATGAGATTGGGTATAAGGGCCCAAAACCACCCCCACCAAAACCAAAAAAGAAACCTCGTTCATATCCCCCACCCCCACCAAGACAAAAGTTCGATACTAGTTTAATTGATGAACAAATAAAATTTCCAGGCAAAGATGGTGCCAAGTACGCAATTACTAAGGAAACAAAACATGGTAGACATGTATTGTCTTGGGGAATGGGTGATTGGAGTATATTATATGATGCAAGATATAATAATACTGAAAAACATTGGAATTTTTATCTTGACTTATACAAAAAAACGTGCGATAATGATAAAAATGTAAATGCAAAAAAGGTGAAAAATAATGGTAGAACAAATGCAACAACAAAGTCCAATATCAAATCTGGACGCACCAACACTAAAGGCAATTCTGCAGGAAAGGGTACAACGAGTAGTGTTCGAAAAGGCAGACGGAACTCTAAGAGTAATGCATTGCACGACAAATCCGAAGATCGTGCCGTGGCCTGATAACCCAGTAGAGGCGGAAGGATCAGTTAAAAAAGAAAAAGACCCAAACCTTATTGTTGTTTGGGATTTGGAAAAAGAGGGATGGAGATCGTTTCGATTTGAAAGACTTAAAGAATATGGAGATTTAGATTAATGGGTGGAAAATCAAAGGGAAAGAATTACACATCTAAGGGCGAACGCCCTAGTGTATCACGGAAGAATAGAACTAAAAACCCAAAAGGAACTCTTGCACATGCAATTCGTCAACGAGAGGCATGGCAACAAGGAAAGAATGTGGTTCTTACAATTCCAAACCCAAACACCTCAGAAACAAATAAACCTTTTATAAGAGTTAAGGCAAGTGAGGTTTGGGGCGATTTTAGAAAACAGAAAAAGTTTATGATGAGAGGAGAACCGGCTGTATGATAGAAGGATTTAGACCACCTTGTGTGGTATTCAGAACTAGGGTTAGAGATGAATCAATCGAAGGCCCAAACCCATTTAGATGGGAAGATGTAACAAGTGATGAATTGTTTAAAGGTAAGAGAGTAGTTTTATTCAGTTTGCCCGGCGCATTTACGCCCACTTGTTCTACATACCAATTGCCAGGCTTTGAGAGTAATTATTCAAAGATTAAAGATTATGGTATTGACGAAGTATACTGTATTTCAGTTAACGATGCATTTGTTATGAATGCATGGTCCAAGGCACAGAACATTCAAAATGTAAAAGTGATTCCAGATGGTTCTGGAAACTTTACTAGATTTATGGGAATGTTGATTGGTAAAAACCACTTAGGTTTTGGTATGCGTAGTTGGAGATATATGTGTGTAATTAATGATGGGGTTATTGAACACTGGTGGCAAGAGCCAGGCATCAATAACGATGGTAGTGATGATGACCCATATGTTCAAACAACTCCAGAAAATATGATTAGTTATCTAGATCAGAAAAGTATGTGGAATGAAGTTGAACAACGAACCACTATGGGCGATTATAAGGTTGTTTAATGTATGACATAAGGCCCCTTCACAAGAATAATGCTTCTGTATTTGTTGCAGAACGCCATTATTCTGCAGTTATGCCTCGACTAACTAAACATTATCTAGGTTTTCACTTAGATGATAAGTTGGTCGGGGTTTTAACATTAGGATGGGGAACTAACCCGATGGGAACTATTAAAAAGATGTTTCCAGATTTGACTACATCTGATTATTTTGAGATCGGAAAGATGTGCATGGATGATTCTATGCCCAGAAACTCCGAATCCCAAATGTTATCTCAAACGGTAAAGTGGATGCGTGAAAATACAGATGCAAAATATTTGTATACTTGGGCAGATGGAATAGTTGGAAAGCCAGGATATGTTTATCAATCTGCAAACTTTCTTTACGGTGGTTTTATATGGTCTGATGTATATGTCTCTGAGACAGGCGAGAAGGTGCATTTTAGGACTATACAGAGGAAGATGAAGAAAGAGATGGGTAGACATGATACGAAGTATGGCCCCCGACCAAATGACGCCAAAATGGGTGATATGGGGTTTTCAAGAGTATGGGGTAAACAGTTTAGATATATCTACCCATTGACTAAGACAGACAGAAAGTATATGAATAAACATTCTACTTGCTGTTGGACAAATCAATATCCAAAAGATGATGATTTGCAGTGGAAAATTAAACGGCCTGGCGAAACAGAATACGAATGGTGTGATGATATGCCATTCATTCACAGTAATGACATAAAACATAATAAGAGTAATATCGCAAGATACAAGGCAGATATTACGATTGATAGTTTTTTTTAATAACCTATATAATTGTGGAGTATATTATGAGAAAGGCAAATGTAAATCATTTAAAAATTGGATTGCGTGGCGCAAGGTCAAGGATGCGACAACGTTTACAAAGACAGGCATATATAAACAGACAGAGAATTAATTCTCAGGAGATTAATAATGATAGACTACAGTACAAAATACACTCTCAGTAGTGTACATAGCGATGCTGGTAATGATGAGGTTATCACTCATTCATTTGATGCAACAGATGCAACACTTGGCGAAGTGTTGGAGAAATTCGAAATCTTTT